GTGCGCGGATGAGGCAATCAGGCAGACGGCGGAAGACCTGGCACGGCTGGCGCGGCTGATGGCGCGGGCGGAGCTGGTGCGCGGGACGGCTGCAGCGATGAACACGGCAGAGGCTGCGGCGCGGATCGCAGCGAGGGCGCAGCAGATGATCCTTGATGCGGGGCGCTATGAGTTGGAGAAACAGCGCGCAGGCATCGACAGCGGCGGGGTGCATATCGTGATCCAGCTGCCGGACGGCTGCGGCGATTGATGGAGGTAACAGGATGGCAACACGACGGGCAGACCTCGGGCCTGCTTCCGCATGGGCGGAGGCGGTCGCGGAGGGGTACACAGGGACGCGGGAGGACTGGGCGCGGGCGCTGGCCACTGCGAGCACAGCGGCGCAGCAGGTCGCGCAGGCCTCCGGGATCGTGACCAGGGCGGCGGAGGTAGACAGCGCGCTACAGCAGGTTGACGACGGGCTGCAGCTGCTCCTCACCTGGGAGGACGGCGCGAACATGATAGACCCGGCGCAGGCGGTGACGGGCAGGCTTAGCGCGGCGGGGACGTCGATCGGCAGCGAGAGCACATACCGGACGACGGGATGGATCCCTGTGCAGCCGATGACGGCCTACACGGTCAAGAAGTGGGACGGGGCCCGCTGGGGCGTGGTCAGCTATGCGCAACGGTGGACGGCGTACACTGACAAGGACCTGTCGACGGCCATCGGCACACCTGCGGCTGACGCTGTGATGGAGTTCACAACGCCGGAGGGCGCTGCCTATGTGCGTTTCAGCTATGGGGAGGCCAACCAAGGCGCGCTGTGCATGGCTCCGACGTCCTCCTTCCCGGCGGCCTGGGCGGACTATGGCCGGCGGTACAGCTACGCGGCGGGGATCGCTACACAGGACGAGCTTGACCAGGCGATCGCTAACGAGGAGACCGCGCGCGAGCTGGGGGATCAGCAGCTGTGGAACGGGATCGCGGAGGCTGAGAACGACGCGGCGGACGCGCTGACGGCTGCGGAGGGGCGGCTGTCTGCTGCGATTGCGACGAGCGAGACGCACACTGCCGGCATGATTGCTGGCCACTTTGACGAGGCGGCGCTGTACAATGTCGGCGCGTACTGCATCGGGCCGGACGGGTACCTGTACAGGTTCACGGCTGCGCACAGCGGAGAGTGGAGCGCTTCGGACGTCGTCCGAGTGAGCGTCGGGTCTGAGCTGACGAGGACGGACACGCGGATCACGACCTTCGGCGGGCAGGTTGCGCAGCTGAGCAACCGGGTAACGCAGATTGCCGACAGCATGCTGCAGGCGGACAGCACGCTGACGCAGGCCGGCGCGGCTGCGGACGCTAAGGCGACGGGCGACGCACTGGCGGCGGTACAGGCGCAGGTTGACGGTGTGCAGGAGCAGATTGCCGACATGAATGCTCCTGTTCCGATTACGCTGAGTGGTGCTGGTGAAAGAGGCGGCAGTATATCATCCGGACTAAGTGTCGGAGATACAATTGCGTTTACAAGCAACTCTTATCGGCGTATTTACAGCGCACCAATTAATCCGGGCGAAACCGTATGGATTGTTAACTGCGCAGGTGGTAACGGTACAGCATGGCCGTGGGCTATAGTGGACTCCAGCGAGACTATTGTCGGATTGCCTTCTGTTGTGCCAAACGGCCTTGACAGGATGACTGTCAGAATCACTGCGCCGGATGGAGCCGCCAAGGTTTACTGGGCTGTAGCGATGAGGAAATCAATCATTGTGCGGGAACATGACAGCCTGACTCTTACCGACGGCGTTAAGTCTACACCGTCATGCGTTTCTGTAAACGCTACTGTATCGGCTGGGACGGAAACAATCGAGGGCGCAAATGTCAACGTTGTGGAATTTAGCGCTGACGGTTATGTCACTTATCCGTTAACATCTGCGTTATACATTAATGCTGGTGTTTGGGTTAAATGTGACTATGCGAATGCTGGCAAACTGACGAGATTGGGTGTCTCGCTAATGAATGGGGATACTGCCAAGAAGACGACTTCTATCCCGTCAGACAGGCTCAAAATTGGCGAATGGGTATTTTGTCAGGTTGGGTATCTGGATAGTGTTATTGACGGCATCAGGCTCAAACCTGTTTTTGAGACAGGCGAAACAAAAGTGATTATGCGTCTTTCTCCGTTCGTAGTGACGGACAGAATTACAAGGCCGATAGCCATTGTCAATTTTGACCATGCATGGCAAGCGACCGAAGATTGCGGTGCTTACGATCTGCTGATTGATAACAACATCCCGTTCTCGATCACTGGTAGCATTGATTCAGTTGATGCAGAAACACGAGCAAAATTACTCGACGCATATGCGGCTGGATTGCTGGATATTGGGACATATGGTAACGAATCACACGATGGTGTTTACTATCCAATCAATACCAATATGGCCGATGCTAACGCAAACTTGCTTAATTTGCATTCCATCAAACATTCCGCTGGCATCGAGCCTGTATCATTTGGCCCAGCCAATCATCTAATCACGCTTAATTTGCTTCGTACCATCAAAGATAACGGATATAAGATTATTCGTGTGTATGGGGCACCAGAAGGAACCAATTCGAGGTATGACGATAGCGATATTATTGGTATTACGGAAACACACATGACTCACAATGAAATCATAGTTTCGTCAAACTTGCTATACGGTGGAGTTTTTGGAACGTTTGCGCACGGCATATCCGCAAATCCAAGTGCAGAGACATCTCCAAATTTGTATACGAATTATACGTCGTTTGCAGGGTTCTGCTCAGGGCTTGTCGATCTCCGAGCACTTGGCGCTGTGACAATTATGAATATGCGCCAGTTTGCCGATTATGTTATGGCGCACAAGGAGTAACAGGCGCGGCGGGCAGGTGATGAGCCTGTCCGCCTCTTCGGAGGTGATATCATGCGCACGCTGAAAGAAGTGGACGCGCTGCGCGACCGGCTCATCGCGGAGGGCGTACCATTGCCGGAGGCCGTCCGAATCATCGCGGAAGCGTGCTGCGGCTGGCCGTATGTCTTCGGCGCGTGGGGCGAGGAGTGCACACCGGCGAACCGTCGGCGGCGCGTCAGCGCTAAGCATCCGACCATCAAATCAGCCTGCCCTGCGCTTTGCCGGGACAAAAAATGCAGCCTGTTCATCTGCAAATGGGGCTGCGGCGTGCGGATGTTCGACTGCAGAGGCTTCACCAGATGGGTGCTGCAGCAGATCGGTCTGGACATCGCCGGGCAGGGCGCAACATCGCAGTATAACGACGGCTCCAACTGGCTCGAAAAGGGCGAAATCGAGGATATGCCGGAGTGCGTCTGCTGTGTCTTCATCGCGGACGGCAGCAAGAAGAGCCACACCGGGCTGTATGAGGGCGACGGCAAGACGGTCGAGTGCTCCGCCGGAGTGCAGGAGCGGGCGCTGGACAAAAGGTGGACGCACTACGCCATCCCGAAGGGGCTGTACACGGCGGAGGAGATCGCGCAGATTCGGCGAGACAAGCCGAAGCCCAAGAAGACCCTGCGCAAGGGCGACCGGGGCGACGCGGTGAAAGAGCTGCAGGAGGCGCTCAACGAGCTGGGCTACGACTGCGGGACGGCGGACGGCGTGTACGGCACGCGGACGGTGGCGGCGGTCAAAGCCTTCCAGCAGGACAACGGCCTGACGCCGGACGGCGTCTGCGGGCCGCTGACCTGGGCGGCGCTGGAGCAGACAGAGCCGGAGCAGCTGTACCGGGTGAGCATTGACGGCGCCACATGGGCGCAGTACCGGCGGATACTGGAGATATGCCCGCTGGCTGAGGCTGAAAGGGAGTGAAAGGCTATGCCTGAGTGGATCGGCAAGTACTGGATTGAGTGGGTGTTTGGCCTGCTCATCGCGGTACTGACATGGGTGGTAAAGCGCATGAGCGGGCGCATCAGACAGCAGCAGGCCGAGAACGAAGCCCTGCGCAACGGCATGCGGAGCCTGCTGAAATCGCAGATCGTGACGCAGTGCGAGCGGGCCATGGACGACGGCTGGTGCGGCGCACGGCTGCGGGACACCATCAACGACCTGTATCAGAGCTATCACGCGCTGGGCGGGAATGGCACGGTCACGGACATCGTAGACCAGACACGGAGGCTTCCGGCCTTTGCGCCGGAGAAGGGAGAACATCATGATTGAATGGAGGAGCAAGCTGACCAGCCGCAAGTTCTGGGCGGCGATCGCACAGTTCATCAGTATGCTCATCATCGCGCTGCACGGCACGCAGGAGACCGCGACGCAGGTGACGGCGCTCATCATGGCGGGCGCGGCGGTGGTCGCGTACATCATCGGCGAGGGGCTGATCGACGCTGCGGCGGTCAAGCCGTACGATGACGAGGAGGACTATGTAGACGAGCCGCCTGACAAGACGGGCGACGAGGACGATCTCAAGTAATGGAGGGTGACGCGCATGGAGGCAATTGGTAAGCTGACACGGCTGACGCTGGGGCGTGTCGGCGAATACAACAGCCGCACGATCCAGATTGACGTCAGCGAGTGGGAGGAGCTGTTCCCCGGCTGCGCAATCGGCGTGCTGGTGTTTCCTCCGGCGAGCGACAAGTTCCCACAGACGAGCACGTGCCACATCGCGGCGACGGAAGTGCATGACGGCGTCCTGACGTGGACGATTGCGGCGACGGATGTAACCATGCCCGGCGAAGGGTTTGTGGAGATCAGGGCAATCGGGTACGAGCTGGACGGCACGACCCTGGAGCAGGACACGACGATCACGAGCGTCCGGATCACGAAGACGATCCCCACGATCACCTATGATTCCTCTGCTGAAATCACAGAAGAGGAGCCGATGCAGACATGGCTGAATCAGGCGCTTACGTATCAGAACGCGGCCATGCGGGCGTCCGAGAGCGCTTTGGCGTCCGCGGACTCTGCGGAGGAGTTCTCGCAGATGGCGCAGAGCTATGCGGCAGACGCGGAGCAATCCTTGGAGGCGGCACAGCAGGCGGCGGATAATGCGGCGGAGGCTGCGGAGATTGCTGGCCGGTATGCGTCCCTTGCGCTGCTGGAAGGCGGCGAGATCGCGTTCCGGCTGGAGGACGGGCACGTGATCCTGTACTACACGGACAATATCGAGCCGCTGGTGAATGGGATGGAGCATCTTGGAACGTAAGATAGAGCTGAAGCCTTCCCCGAAGCAGGTGTTATTCCTGCAGGATCATCACAGGCACGTCTGCTATGGCGGCGCGCGAGGCGGCGGCAAGAGCTGGGTGATCCGGGTCAAGGCGATGGTATTGGCCCTGCAGCACGCGGGCATCAAGATTCTGATCCTGAGAGCGACATTCCGCGAGCTGGACAACAACCATATTCAGCCGATGACGCAGCTGCTGACGGGGATCGCGAAGTACAACCGGCAGGACAAGCGGTTCACCTTCCCGAACGGCAGCACGATCTCCTTTGGCTACTGTCAGAATGATTCCGATCTCGGGCAGTACCAGGGCGCTGAGTATGACGTGATCTTCCTGGACGAGGCGACCAACCTGAAGGAAGAGTGGATCAAGCAGCTGAACGTCTGCGTCCGCGGCGCGAATGACCATCCGAAGCGGACGTATTACACCTGCAATCCGGGCGGTGTTTCGCACGGGTACATCAAGCGGCTGTTTGTTGACCGGAAGTTTGAGGAGAACGAGGTGCCGGAGGAATACACGTTCATCCAGGCCAGGGTGACGGATAATGCGGCGCTGATGGCTATGCAGCCGAAGTACGTGCAGGAGCTGGAGGCGCTTCCTCCCAAGCTGCGGAAAGCATGGCTGGAGGGCAGCTGGGACGTATACGAGGGGCAGTTCTTTGAGGACTTCCGGGACAATCCGGAGCACTATGAGGACAGACAATGGACGCATGTAATTGCTCCGTTTAAGATTCCGGCCATCTGGGAAGTGTATCGGAGCTTTGACTGGGGCTACAGGCGTCCATTTTCCTGCGGATGGTGGGCAGTGGACACGGACGGCGTGATCTACAGGATCGCGGAGCTGTACGGCTGTCAGAAGAGCGGCGGCAAGTCAATTCCGAACGAGGGCCTGAAGTGGACGCCGGAGAAGGTGTTCTCGGAGATACAGCGGATGGAGCAGGAGCATCCGCTTCTCAAGGGCAAGGAGATACGCGGCGTGGCCGATCCGGCCATCTGGGACGCGGAGAGCGGCATTTCCCTTGCCGAAACGGCGACACACTACGGCATATACTTCAACCGCGGCGACCACAAGCGGATTCCGGGCTGGATGCAGTGCCATTATCGGATGCAGTTCGACAAGGACGGGTATCCGCGATTCTACGTATTCAACACGTGCACAGACTTCATCCGGACGATCCCGCTGCTGCAGTACGACGAGCACCGGGCGGAAGACCTGGACTCGGACGGGGAGGATCACGCGGCGGACGAATGGCGCTACTTCTGCATGTCAAGGCCGATCAAGCCTGTCGTGCCGGAGGAAGAGTATGTGCCGGCATTCGGGAGCGATCCGCTGAATCAATGGGGGTGACAGCATGGCATACCTGCCGGAATTGAGCGCAATACAGACACAGAGCCTGTATACGCAGGAGTTCAAGGGATACAGGCATAAACCGGTCATTGGCGACGGTGAATTGTACGACATGGCTAATCTGACCGGGGAGCACTATCCGCTGCTGGCAACGCGGGATCTTCGGCAGCTGGTTGGTGTGGCCGGGATTGGTACAGGGCTGGGTCGCATTAACGGCGCAATCGGCGTGAACGTTCCGAGCAGGTATGTGAGCGGCGGCGGAAACAATGTGTATCTGAGCTTCCTGGCGGTTGGCACTGAGCTGTGGGCGCTGAACGGTCAGAACGCGAGGCTGATTCCGGGCGTCACACTGGTAGAAGCGCGGCATCAGATGGTGGTCAGCGGGAGTTATCTGATTATCTGGCCGGACAAGGTGTATGTGAACATCTACGACGCGCTGGGCGACGGGACGGTGGAAACCGGGTCGATCGAGAAGATCACCGAAAAGACCGGCGCAACAGTGACCATGTGTCGGCTGGACGGGACTGAGTACACGCCTTCTGAGATCACGACGAGCGATACGGCGCCCGCGAACCCCACAAACGGCCAATTGTGGCTGGACACGAGCGGTGATACGCATATTCTGAAGCAGTACAACGAGGGCACCACGGAATGGATACAGGTTGCCACGGTGTACGCAAAGATTTCCGCGACAGGGCTGGGAGACGGCTTCTCCGATTACGATTGTGTTACGATTGAAACAGAATCGTCAGACACTGACACGGACGCGGTGCTGAAGGAGAAGCTGAACGGCGATTTCATCCTGTACAAGGTAGAAGAAAACGCGGTCATTGTGGCGGTTGGCGTGATTGATACCGCGCTGACGGGTGTCAAGGTGAAGCTGAGCCGGACGGCGCCTGACCTGGACTTCATAGTGGAAAGGGATAACCGCATCTGGGGCTGCGTCTTCGACCTGGACAAGAAGCTGAACGAGATACGGGCCTGCGCGCTGGGCGACTGGCGAAACTGGAATAGGTACATGGGTCTTTCCACCGACAGCTATGCGGTGAGCGTGGGCACCGAGGGCGTGTTTACGGGCATGGCGTGCTACGGGAACCAGCTGCTGTGCTTCAAGGAGGATGCGGTACACATCCTGACCGGGACAATGCCTTCCACGTTCGCAGTGGATACGCAGAAATGGCCGGGCGTGCACGAGGGCTCCACGCGGTCGATCGCAACGGTCGGGAACGCGCTGATCTGGAAGGGCGTCAAGGATTTCTGGGCGTATGACGGGTCATTGCCGGTGTGCATCAGTGAACCCCTGGGAGATGGCGTCGGCGCGGTCAGCGCGGCCTGCGGATACAACGGTCGGTATTACGCGGGTACGGTCATCGGGTCAAACACCTATATGATGGTCTACGACATCGGGACGGGCATGTGGCACAAGGAAGACCGGTGTGTGCCGTTCTACATGTGGACGGTCGGTGACGCGCTGCTGTACGTGGACGCCTCACAGAATTACGCGATCCGCGCGGAGAAGGGCTATGCGTTTGTCAATAACCCGGAGGCGGGCATTCAGTGGTCTGCAACGTTCGGAACGTTCGGGTATGAAGTGGAGCCGCAGAAGTACCTGAGCCGCTTCAATATCCGCGGACAAATGACGAGCGTCGGGGAGAGGCGGGCCAAGCTGAAGATTGAGATTCAGTACGACTCGGACGGCGTATGGCACGACGAGGGGACAGTGTGCGGTCCCGACCTGCAGACGTTCACGATCCCGGTGATCCCGCGGCGGTGTGACCATTGCCAGCTGCGATTGAGCGGAGAGGGCCAGTTCCGGCTGTACAGCCTGGGGCGTGTGCTGGAAGTTGGAGGCGATGTGGAATGGCACGGGTGAGGAATCCGATGAAGCCGACGGGCAAGCCGGAGGCCGACATGGAAGTGCTGTACAGATGGCTCTTGCAGCTGGTGGATGAGGTCAACCGGCTGGGAGAGCAGATCAAGGAGCTTAAGGGGGAGTAACAGATGGCAACACTGGGCAGGAAAACAAATGTGCCGTCTCTGCTGTCACAGGTGCAGCAGCCGAAGTACAGGCAGCCGACACTGTCTCCGTACCAGCAGAGGGAGAAAGAGCGGCTTCAGAGCCAGGCTCTGCAGCAGTCACAGCAGCAGTCACAGCAGCAGCAGCCGAGATATAAGCAGCCTACACTGTCGCCGGAAGAATCTCCGGAGGCGACCGAGAGCCTGTCCCGGCTGTCGGAAAGTTCTCCGGTTGCTGAGCAGGTGTCCGCGCTGACTGAGACGGTCACGGGCAAGCCGTGGAGCTACGACCTGAACGCGGACATGCTGTATCAGCAGTATCGGGATCAGTACATGCAGGGCGGCCGGCAGGCGATGATCGACACGACGGGCCAGGTGGCGCAGGCGCTGACCGGCGGCTATGGCAGCAGCTATGGCACGACGGCCGGAAATCAGGCGTATCAGCAGTATCTGACGCAGCTGAACAGTGTGATCCCGTCGCTGTATGACCGGGCGTACCAGCGGTACACGGGCGACCGGGATTACGACTTCCAGCAGCAGCAGTTCCAGTTCCAGAAGGAACAGTCTGAGAGACAGTACGCCTTTCAGCTGGCGACGGCCATGCTGCAGATCGGCAAGCAGCCGTCCGCGGAACTGCTTGAGGCGGCGGGGATTGACCCGGCTGACGCGCAGGCAATGGCGTCGTACTACGCAATGAAGCTGACACCGTCCGGCACTGGTGGCGGAGGCGGCGGTGGCAGCGGAAAGAAGACCGAGAAACCGACCGGGAAAGGCACGCCGACCGGGAAGTCGTATGAAGAGATCGT